GTTTTAACCTTTTTAAGAGCAGCGACTTCCCAACCACGCAACCCAGCTAATCCAGCACTAAAAGCAGCTATACCAGTTAGAAGAGGAGCAATCATTGCGGCTGGATTAAGCAGTCTAAACGGATTAGTTATTGCTTCGGCTGTTTTTTGACCAGCCTTAAACGCGCCTGATTTAGTAGTAGCTTGACGTTTACGTTGTTTATCAAGCTTACTTTCTAAATCATCTCCATCCGGAGTCATCATTTTTACTAGCTTATCTAGATTCTTATTTGTCTGAGCAGTAGCTTTATTATTAGCTTTTAATTCAGCTACTACATCACTTAATGTTTTCTCTACAGCCATTACTTTTGCTCTCTTCTTAACTCTTCTTCTTTTAAATAATCTATTAGCAAGGAAACATAAACTTCACGTTCCCAAGGAACCATTTCGTCTATCTCACCCAAACTATATTTATGATGTTGCATTAAAGAAAAGTTAGTTTGGAAATGAGTGAATAAATCATTGTGAGATAGACACACTAAAAAAAACTTTGCATTCCTTGTAATACTTGTTTATTCTCTTTTTCACATTTACTACAGTTAAATACCACATCATGGGATAAGGCTGGCATTCCTGAAATAAAATTCTGTAACTTCTCAAATTGTGATCTATTCATTGATTCTAGAAAATCTTGAATCTCTGCTTCTGTCTCACCTTTTAAGTCTATTCTTTCTTCTCCAGTATGTACAGCTGCTAATGAAGCTCTCATGATAGCAAATGCTTGATCTGTTTCAGATCCACCTAAGTCCATTTCTACAACGGTAGAGTAGGTGGGCCATTGCATTTCTACTATAATATTATCTCCTAAATCAAGCATAAAGTCTGTTTCAGGAATAGTAATCCCAATCTCTTCTACGTTAATTACTACTTCATTCTGCTCATCACAGTGTTCACAGTTTACACCTAATTTAGATGTTTCTCCTACTGACTTAGCTCTTAGTTTAGTAAACATGTACTCTACATCAAAGGTAGTCAGCTTATTTTTTTTAACACCATCTTCTATACAAGCATCTAATGTATCTACAATTGAATGTAACATTTGATTAGTATCATTTGATTCCATTGCAATCATTAGTACTTTTTCTTCTTTAACTAAGAAAGGTCTAAATCTAACTTTTTCTTTAGAAGATGGTATAACCATTTCATACTTGGGGTGTGCGTTAATCTTTGGCAATGCCATAATTTATCATCCTTATTATTTCGAAGTCCAGTTCGTATATGATAACTGGACACTGAGCTTAACTAAACCGTCTTGCTCATCAGTAAATTCAATTCCATTCATTGTTGTTGGGAAGGCATCTAACAATGTACATTCATACACAATAGATTCCCTCGTTCTTATATCTATATCTAGATTCAATCCGAAGATTTTATCTATAGGAAAGTCAAAAGCCATTCCTTTTTTAAGTTGTTTTATCTTTACTTGCTCAGTAAAGTCGTTCGCATATCCTATCTCAAAAGTGTCTTGATTGATAACCTTATTCTGCCAAGTCTCAAAATACTTTTTTATGTTATAATTGTTCATAACATGAAACGTAAGACTAATATCATCAGAAGCAAATCCGTTTGGCATCTTACGGGCCTTAATACCAATCAACCTTTCCTGAGTCATTATCTGTCTACCAGGAAGGTTGACATTAGTACAGAGTATATTAAGATCTCTTGTATCATATTGTCCGTTAAGCGATGGTAACTCTACCAAGAATTGATTAGCAGATGCAAAACCTCTACCTTTAGATGCTACACCCTTTAATTGATCAATATTCATCTTAACATCCTTCTTGAATCTACATATACTTTATTACCACTAGCCTTCTGCCAATCAGCAAGAGGAAGAAAAGTAGCAATCTCCCATTCAGGTGCTGGTACGATAGCAAATCTACTCTTTACATGATCAGTAAGATAATGTTTAAAGCACGGAGCAAAGTATTTTGTACGAGCAGACTTCTTTAGATAGTTATAGTTAACCGCAAATCTAGTCTTTTCATCATACGCTTTATTACTAGTATTATCTAATAGCACATCTAAGAACTTAGCTCTTAGTACTGGAGGTAAGTAATGCAAGTTCAAACCATAGAAGCCACCAGGAGCTTTATCAACAATAATAGTTAAAGGAAAAGAGTCATAGTATGGAAGCTTGTCTTTTGTTTTTGGATTATAAAAGAACATTGCCATAGCACCAGGCTGAAACTTACCAACTAGCTCTATAGGCTCTTCTTTCATAATCTGATTACGATTGACACGCCGCATCGTTTGTGCTTTCTTACGAAACCAGTCTCTTGATTCTGCTGTTCGAGGAGTTATTCCTTTTCGGAACGCTTCCATCTCTAGTGTTTGAAATAAATTGCTCATACCGGTATTTATGTCTTTTTTCTAGGCTTTTTCTTACGAAAGGGCTTTAAAGGTTTAAGAGGTTTTAAAGCACCTTTCTTTGATTGTTTAGGCATAATACCCATCTCTGTTAGAGTCTTCTCTGTCCATATCTGAAACTCCCAACCTCTATCCTTTGCATAACCTTCAGCCGTCTCCCACTTGTTCATATTCTTAACATAGGTCATAGCTTCGTTAATATAACGTTTTGACTTGTCTGGTCTCTTAGGAGGTCTTGTCTCTTTATCAGGTTTTACTTCTACAAGTATTGTTCTACCTGACTTATATGTTATCTTAAGGTCCATAAAGTACCTATGCATACGTTTATCTACATCCCAGAAGTATGGAATGACCACCTCTTCTGATGACCAATTACGTATATTTGGATTGTTATCACACCAAACAAAGCAATGTCTCTCCCACATTGAACGATAAGTCACCTTATCTGCATCGCCTTTGTACTTGCTTCTGTGTTTAACTAGATATTTTCCGGAATAAGC